GTTACTACACATTCTGTTATATTAAATCTTTTATAAAAAAGTAAATATCTATGTTATTTTCCAAGTGTCTAAATACAAGTAAACGCAATAAAAGACATCTGACGTGATTACAATCATTCTTACATGTACATGTAAGCTCTTTAATATTCATAAAAGACATCTTAAGTTTAGGCAATAATAGGTGATAATAAAATATAGTATTCCACGTTTCGTCGAATTTTATTTTACGTTTAGCATACATTGGATTTTCATGTAATTCATTAATAATTCTATAACTTTTTTCTGTAATAAGCGACTGAATACACATTATAATATTTTTATTTTTCATTTTTAAAAATTTTTTGTAAAGTTTAACTTCGAATAAACAATTACTATCTAAATAATATTTTATGTAGTTATTGATCGTATTATTGTTCATATTATTTATTTCATTTGGACTATAATAGTGATCATAAAACTCTGATGGTCTATAGTACTGTGCAGTTTGGTCTGTTGTAACTAATTTATACTCATTAAAAACATAATCATACTCGTAGAATTCTGTAATTCTAGGTTTAATAAAGAGCATCGCATGTCTTTTTGGGCATTTCCATACGTTAAATCTATAATCAAATTCTAATTTTGGATGCATTGGGTCATGATCCAGAATATCTCCAGATACTCTGATAATATCTGTTATCATTAATAAGAATATGATCTTTTAACTTTAATACAGTTTTTATTATATTCTTCACTTTTAGATTTTGTCAAGCCAGGTAAACTTCTATATATAATCTCATTTTCTATATTAACTTCTTCTAATTCATTTACAACTTGTTCATATATAAAATCAGTTGAGTAATTAAATCCATACTGTCTCGTTATTAGAGGAACTTCCATTTATACTATAATAAACAATTTATTTAAGTTAATTAATCTATGTATGGTGTGGGGTTCGAACCCACGAAGCTTACGCTATCAGGACTTGAGCCTGACCCCTTAGACCACTCGGGCAACCATACATACATGAATTAATCCTTGAGTCTATGTTTCTTACATAACGGATACTTACCAGCATATCTGGGTGAAATAAATTTTTCTTTACATTTTTTACAGATATATTCTTTGTATTCCTTTTTTTTACTATTATCAATCATACTTTTAATTTGATCCCAATTTGGATTATCGATATCAATCATTGGATCTTCCATTATAGTATAATATAACTTATATCTTTAAGTATTTATATAGATAGTATTGGTTTTTCATTAAATTGTCCCCAGTTGGCTTTAAATTTATAAAAATCTAAGGTTGTATAATATTCAGTTATTCTTTGTGTACCAGTATTATAGACGTCTGATGGATTTTTTATTTTAATTTTATTTTTTTCACAATAAACCTTATCTACCTTTAAAATTGTAAAAATTATATCTTCCTGTTTAATTGCATTTAATTTTAACTCTAAAATTTCTTCATTCGATGGATAATCACTAGATTTAAAATTTAATATAAAAGATTTGATACTTTGTAATTTATTATACTCATAGGTTCCAATATTCATACTAGGTTTTCTAGTCAACATTTGTGTAGACTCTGGTTTAAATAAATTAAAAAAATTAAGTCCAAATTCTGCAGTCGCGTGGGTGTAAAATATGATAGAATTTACTAGTTTTTCCTGTAAAAAATTATTTTCTAATATAGCTATTATACCCGTAAAATCTATAGAATTATGTGGTACAGCTAAATTTATAATATTATTTTTTATTAGTGTTATGTTATCTATTCCTTGTGTTACAAGTATTATAGAAATGTTACTGGGTATAGAATTTAATATTTTAATACTTGCTGGATCATCTGGTGATATTGCATTTATAACAATTATATACTTATTTACTATTTGTAAAAAATCAAAGGTATACTTTTTATAAAATAACGATTTTAAATTATGATACTCAATTTTACTCTTCAGATTATCATAATCAAAATTAAGTAAGTCTTCTGTAAAATGAATATAGTTTTCGTATAATTTATTAACATTTTCATCTTTACCTCTTGTAGACACGACAGTACAACCACATGATAACGCCTTATTGATTCTATGTACTTCTAGAATACCGTCTGAGTAGTAAGGTATATTTAAAACAATTTTTGTATTTACTAATAAATTTGTTAATTTATCTATTTTTTTATAATTATACCCAAAGTCAAATAGTATATTTTTGTCCGGATATTTACGCATTAAACGTTTATAAACATTTTCACGAGCATTGCTATGTGAACCAATGAAAACTATATCATATTCTTTAGTTTTATTAGGTGTATTTATTGGAAAATCAAAACAATAACAACATTTCGCACCCGAGTTCACAGTTTTGTTTATTACATCAACAGATAATGAATTATAATCAACAACTCCTGATACTCTTAATAATTGTTGGTAGTATTTATTATTAAATAAGACACTAGTAGGTTGTTCAGAATTTATAACTATGTAGTCTTTTTTATTCTTGTATTTATACAATAGAAGTTTATAAGCATAGTCTTGCTCATGTGCGCCGAAAATTATATAAGTCTCATTATCATCAAAATCTATAGTTTCTGTGTAAGTAAAATTATAATGTTTAGCCAGTTCTATAGCATTTTCTACAAAAATTAAAGAAAAACTGTAGACTTTCATTAAAATAATAATATTAAATAACTTTAAATTTATTTTTCGTTTTATAATATTAAAGTATTTTATAGTTAATAATAAATGGATCCAGAGATAGAAGATATCAAGAGACGACTATTGGCTTTAGAAAAGCAGGACTCTTCTTCGGTACAGTCTGTAAAATCGGAAAAGTCAGAGAAAAAGAAGAGTGAATATCAACTCCATATGAGTAATCGTTTAAAAGAACTAAAAACCGAAGCTGAATCTAATGGTGTAGAATTTGATAGAAAACAAGCCTTCAGTCAGGCGGCACGAGAATGGACAGCTAAAAAAAATAAATAAAAATGTTTAGTATAATTAAATGCTGTGTTTAGTACTTATTGTAATAATTTTATTACTTATAGCTTATGATAGAGTAGATAATTTTGCGAATTGTGGTCCATCGACGCCTAATATAGATCCACCAAAATGGTATGTTCCAGAACCTCTTGATTTAAATAAATGGGCTACACGAATGTATCCAGATATGGGTAGTTTACAGAAGAACATTAACTCTAGTGCTTACAGATTTTGGCAATATTAAATTGATTTAAAAATCTAACATATACTTATATAATGAGGAGTAATACATTGACGAATTGGTTTTATACTACGAATCAGATCATAAGTAAAGATTCGGATACAAAACCAACTCATCTATTACTTGATGGTGGTCGTGTTAAGATTAATAATAACTTAATAGACACTTTTTATAAACTATATGCTGAATGTATAGACAATAAAATACCATTACATGTTGTAGAACATAAAACAGAATTATTTAAATTTTTTAGTGATCTCGATTTTATTAACAAGGATGAAATGACGAAAGACTCATTAATCAACATTGTTCATACTATACAAGAAGGACTCTACTATATGTTTGATAACAATCATAATGTGATTATATGTACAACTGATAAAAAAATTACAGTAAAGGACAATGTTGAGTATATTAAACAAGGTGTACATTTATACTGGCCCGATTTGATTGTTAATATAGAAAATGCAATGCTTATTCGTGAACTAATAATTCATAAACTTAAGACTACATTTGGTGAAAGAGACTTAATAAATACTTGGGATGATGTGGTGGATTTATCTGTATATAGAACAAATGGTATTCGAATGGTTGGATCTAGTAAGTGTTCTTATGATAGGAGTAATGGTAAAACAGAGTTTATAGATGATAAAAGAGTGTATAAACCTACAGTAATAATTGACATGCATAAACAAATTTTAGAAAAAGAATTAGAGACGCTACTTAAAAGTACATATAATATGATAGTAACTACAAGTATTAGACTTACGGATGGAGAATTAACTAAAATAATAAATATACCGGAATTTTTGAAACTTCCAATTGTAAATGAATGTGAAGAATGTGAAGAACCATCGAGTAAAAGAGTTAGTTCTAGTAGTTTAGTATATCAAGAAATTGTAAGATTTTTCCGTATTCATGTTAAAAATTATTCAGCGGATGATATCAAAAAAATCTTAAATTTTGATGATAAAGTATATATTATATTAACTAAATCGAAATATTGTCAAAATATAGATAGATCTCATAATTCATGTCAAATATATTTTAAATTATCAAGGGAAGGTATTTGTCAAAAGTGTCACTGTATTTGTAATACTATGACTGGTCGGAAGTATGAATTTTGTAAAGATTATTCATCTGAATACATAAAATGTACAGAACATTTACTAAAGTTATTAAATTGGACTGGTAATAAAAATAAAGAAATTAACAAACTGGATCTACCAAATATATCTCAGATGTCATCCGGAATTTGTAAAGTGGATGATTTTCGTTTACATTTATATAATCAATTTACTAATAAGTCTCCTCCAAAACAAAGATCAAGGAAAAAAAGTACTAAATAAGATACATTTTTATAAGAATATAACAGATACCTACAGCTATACCTAATATTATAAGGCTTTGCGTATTAAACTCGCCATCTGTAATACATAAAAATGGTAAAGTCTTACAAAAGTTTTTAAAGTAACAATTACTAAATAGTATAAATAATATAGCAATAATTATAATTGACTGTAGTGTATCTTGATAATTAACGTTGGCTAACTTTTCCATAAATTTTAAACCACCCGAAGGTGGCGAGAAAGCTCTTGGTACCTGCTGTTGTTGTATCATTTGTTGCTGATATTCTAATTGTTCCTGTGACATTTGCTGTGGCATCTGCTGCTGTGGTATCTGCTGCTGTGGCATCTGCTGTGGTGGCATTTGCTGTGGAGGAGCCATTAAAGAATCTAAAGAAGTTTCATACTCAGATTCAGCCATTTATATATATAAAATAATTATTTTACAAATATATTACCGCAAATGTTTAACAAATTTTAAAAGATCCGGAATATTTAAATGTATCTGTTATATCCGTTATATTACCTGTGTATGATTTACACTGGGTTAATACTGTATTTTGATAAGAAATATATTCTAATATTGATTCCTTTGCTTTTCTAGATGTCCAGATGTGTAATTGTTTATGATCTTTCTCATATATTCCCGTAATCCTTCCACATGCCTGAATTAATGTTTCGCATGTCTGAAAAATAGGTGGTAGATATACCAAATCTGTAAGATGCCATTCGTTAGAGTCTTCAGTTTTATATGATTGACCTCTTCCCGCCTTGATCCCAGATACAATAACAATTTTCTTGGAATTTGAGTACTTCTTAAGATTTTTTAGAATCTCTTTTATATGAATTTTTTTAAACTGATATTTAAACTCTTCTTCTCTTACATAGACCGGAATAGTATCTTTTGTGTATAAAGTTGTATATTCCCCGTGATCGATTATAACATTTATATCATTGTTTGTGAAAAAGTCTTTTCCTATTTTTTCCTGAAGAATGATAAGAGATGTACAATTAAAAAGCACTACCTGATGAGAATCTCTTTTTAGAACATAATTAAGCAGTTCCATATACACTGAACAACATTCTTCAGCTTTATCCAATTTTGTGAGTCTCTTCACCGAATTTCCAAGAATGTGCCATTTTTTAATTTTATCAAATCCTACATAGAGTTCCTTCTTATCTAGCGAATAAACATTTTGGCATTTTATATCGGGAACATACTTAAACAAAGAAAATGGAGTAGCCGTGATATAATACTTATGGTCAAGATGTGTACTCTTATACATCTCGTCATACAAAATAGTAGATTGTTTACAGTCTTTTTTATCTAGATAAATCAGGTCTGCTTCATCTAGAATAATAATAAAATTATGATTAATCCTCTCAATTGTACAATACATTTTTGACAACTGTTGTACATTTGACAGACAAATATAAATAGATGGATCTTCTGTGATGGAATTATAACAATTTAACGAAGTTGGAAAATTCCATCTTTTACAAAATTGTAGCATATCTGCTGTAATATTTCTCAGTACAATAAATACTGATTTCTTATCTGTGAGACTCGAAAAAGATAAATCTTGAATATACTTTGTTTTCCCGCTCTGAGTTGGAGAGACTATGACAGACGTCATTTTGACATTTTACTGATTTTAAATATTCTAGACCTTAAAAAATGTCGTAATTTTAATTTAATTATTTCGCGATTTTTTCTAAAATTATTTTCTTGTGTAATTATTAAATACAAAATGGCTGGTGGTGGTCTTATCCAACTTGTTTCTATTGGTGCGCAGGATGTTTACCTTGTAGGTAATCCCCAGATTACTTTCTTTAAGGTAACTTACCAGCGCCACACAAACTTCGCGCGTGAGTGCATTGAGCAGACAATTCAGGGCACTCAGGGTTTCGGCCAACGTCTAACTATTACTGTTTCGCGTTCTGGTGATCTTGTAGGTCCAATGCATGTAGAGATTGAGCTTCCAGCTCTCAGTTCCAGCGTTGATGGTACTACACTAAGTGTTTACAATTCAGTTAGTACATCTGGTGTAACTGGTTCTGCTACCATGAACTGGTGCTGGGTTAACTACATTGGTTACCGCATCCTTAAGGAGGTAACAATAGAAATCGGTGGTCAGCCAATTGATCGTCACTACTCCACCTGGTTCTACATGTGGTTTGAGCTATCGACACCAGCTGCCAAGCGCGAGGGTCTTCAGAAGATGGTTGGTGGTTATGATGTAACTGAGGTTCCACTTGGTCTTACAACCAATGCACTTCTTCCCCAAACCCTATATGTTCCACTTGTTTTCTGGTTTAACACTCATCCAGGTCTTGCTCTTCCTCTCATTGCTCTACAGTATCACGAGGTCAAGCTTTACATCCAGACTGAGCTACTTAATAATTGTGTTGTACTACTTTCTGCTGCCAGTGGTGCTGGATCGTCTTTCTCGAATGTCCTCGATCTCGAGTGGGCTGTTCCAGGTTCTTTCTCGACTCCAGCTGTACAGGTAGCTGGATCCTCAGCTACTCCGAATATTACAATGAGTGTATGGGCTGATTACTACTACCTTGACTCTGAGGAGCGTCGCCGATTTGCCCAGCTATCCCATGAGTACCTAATCAAGCAGGTTCAGCAGATTACTACAACTTTCCCTAGCTTTACTAATAGTTCTCAGAATCAGAGCATTGATTACCGTACATTTAATCATCCTGTATCTTTCAATGTATGGGGTTTCCGTAAGACCCAGACTGGTGCTAGTGTTGACTGGACCAACTTCACCAACTCTCCACCTTTCCTCCAGTTCCTTGGTCTCAGCGTTGTTAATCAGCACAAGCTTGTACTTAACGGTAACGATCGCTACAATGACAAGAATGCTGATTATTACAATCTTGTACAGCCTTACAATCACTTCACTGCTATTCCACCGGTTGGTCTACTTTGCTACTCGTACGCCCTTCAGCCAGTTGAGCACCAGCCATCCGGTACTCTCAACTTCTCGCGCATTGACAATGCGTCTAACCGTTTCAGTGTCATAAGCGATGTCAGCACCCTTAACGGTCTACTTGGCAATGTCGGTGGTGCAACTAATGTATGGTCTCAGTCGAAGGATACACCATATGAGGGTGTAGTATACGCTGTTAACTACAACGTTCTTCGTATCATGTCGGGTATGGGTGGTCTTGCATATTCGAACTAAAGTGGGTAATAGTGCTATTGCGTGGAATGATGTAGTGTAAGTTAAAAATCTATTATTTATTAAAATTTAATAACATGTAGATTTTTAAGACAGCTTAGTCAATATTTTCTAACTTAGGTGTTTCTGAACTTGATTCACCATGCGACTGATTTTCCGTCGTTGGAGTATCCACAGCAGGTTCACTGGATGACTTATCATCTAATTCTTGTAACTTCCCAGCCTTCTTCTGTTCTCTACGATGTTTTTCGAAATCAGCTCGAGCTTCTTCCATCTCCTTATCATGTTCGGTAATAAGTTCTTCTAACTTTTCATCGGCATAGTGCTTTTCTCCAATCTTTTCAGTTTCTGGTGGAAGAAGTAACCAAGAATACATCTCTACAACGAATAGGTCAAATGTATCATCAACCTTCTGTAGTTTAGCCGCATGCTTCTTAGCTTCATCTATATTAGAAAATACACCCTTGATCTTAACAGCCAGATTATCTGCCTTCTGACGACTTTTTGGAGAAATTACGCTAATAATAGCATATTCTTGGCCTGGTACTCTAATAGAATCCTTTTCTAGATAGTCATTAATATCAACTTCAGGCATTTAAATAAATATTGTTATTATCTTTAAATAATTTTAGATCGTTGATATATATTTCCATTCTAACTCTTTACATATATTTTTCCATATTTTCTCCTGTTCAAATAGTTTTTCTCTACTTTTTAATAACGGGAAATAAGATAGTAGATCATTTCTATTTAGTAGTTGGCAAAATTTATGTAGTGTAAATGAATAGCTTAAAAAATTTTTTCTATTAGGTGGACAATATTTATCAAACGGAGCTTGAATCATATCAAACATTTGCATTAATTTATTTTCCAATTCTGTTGTAATTACGAGTCCTTTCTTATTAGTTATTCTATTAATAATATTTGGTATATGTTCGTAGTATTTGTTAAGTCTTAACTTTTTAAGATATTGTCTTATCTTTGTATGAGTAATATCAACTGCATCTGTGATTCTTTCTTTTTTTAGTTCGACGTAAATTAAATTGAGTATATCACCGGGTATTATTGTACTTTCTTTAGCTTGTAATTGTGTTAACCATTCTTTAAAATGATTTTTTCTTTTATAAGTAAATACTTGGACAATTTCAGTAGAATCTATTCGTGACCAATCAACCTGATTAGAACTATCTGTATATTTTTCACATACACCACAATTAGAACACACTATTGTAGCTTCTTTAGCATCAATTGTTCTGTCTTCTGACTTACATTCTCTACAACAATTTCCTACACTTTTAATTTTTCCAGATGGAATATTAAAACATGTTTCCAGATAGTCACTATATTTAGTACCCTTATCTGTTGAACCATTGCTTGTAACATATTTTAATATGCCAGAATTATCTTCTTGTTTTTCTTTGTAGTCTATTAGTTCTGATTGATCAATCTCTTCTATAAATGGTATGGCTTTACACAGGTAGTCTGTCATTTCTGTCTGATAATATATATCATTTATTTCTTGTTCTAAAAATCTGATCTTGTCTTTTAATATTACAACCTTTGAGTGTTCCTTATTTTTATAAACTTTTTCGAGATCTTTTTTAAGTGATTCTAATTCTTCTTTTTTGTCATCGTAAGTGGCATATTTATCCTGAAGTTTGTTAATATATTCTTCATGTATATTCTCTATACTAGACCTACAATCTTTATGAACAGGCCTTTGCGATAATCGAAACGTGTTCATTTAATATTTTTAATATTTTTAATCTTTAAATATTATTAAATGAGATCGGATCTTAAAACATATTATGGTAGTTCGATTATACCGGCCGACGATTTACCTCCAATTAGAAGTTCGGGACAGTTTAATCCTCCAAATTTTTTCCCATTAACTGAATCTAAATCTTGGCAAAATATTAAATTTGTAGGGTCTGATTATAAACCTACAACAGTTTCTCAGCAGGATAGATTAAAAGAATACTCATGTAGACCATTAGACCAATCAGCAGATTTTAATCAGAGAGCTTTTAGATCAACAGAGAATGCGCTGTTACAGTTATTTTTTAACGAAATAAATATTAAATATATTCAGGACAGAGTTAGAGATGAAATTTTAAAACTTAGAAATCAGTCAATTTCTACCGATATCGACAATATGAACTTACAAAATTTAATGCAGGAAACATTCACTTTATCATACCAGGGTAAAATGCCTCAATTTATAGCGGATAGTAAGGTTTGTAATCTTAAAAACTTGATATCTGATCTAAATAAACAAGTTATCAATAGATATATAACCCACGCAGTCAGCACAATTGATATGCATAAATATTATATTTCCGATATAACTACACTACCTGTTCCATTGGAAAGACCTACATTTACATCAATTAAAGGATCAAATGTTGTATCTCAACAGGTTGGTCTAGGAAGTGTAGAAGAGTTTAATAGAGATATTCGAGAATGGAATAATAGATTTTCTCGTTTTTCTAATTAAATAAAATAATAGAATAATTTTATATGGAGGTTATTCCTATAAATTATAAGACTTTTAATTTTAATAATGTAACAATTAGTCAGGACAAAATTCTCTACAATAATGATGACCTATACTTTAGTACACCAACACTCAAAATAGTAGATATTATAGATATTGACAGTAGAACATATTTACAATTAAAATTAACAAAGAGGACTCAATCTAATTTGTTTATAAATAATATTTTAGCCAGTGAATCTGTAATTCGAAGTAAAGTTAATGACGATAACTTGTATTTAAATTCTCAAATTATTCGAGACATGTTAGATAATATTTTTCTAAAAGTCAAAATTAATGACTCATTAAATAATATATTTGATAAAAAAAAAAATCCAGTATTATACAATTCATTAAAGAACGGTCAACAGGTAAAATGTATTATTAAAATGACAAATTTTTATAAAGACTTAACTACTTGTAAATTTGGTTATTCATTTGAGTTATATCAATTAATGATACTAGATTAATTTTGCGTTGCTTTATTAAGTTTTAAAATAAGATAATCTACTAAATGAGCGTGGTTAAACTCGATCAGGTCGATTTTTCTAACATTTCAGTAGATAATCCTATTAAACAAGACGGTTTATATTTATCAAAGATACAACACAATAATAAAGATTTAGTTATTCAGTTACCAAAACTAACAGTTTCTTCTCGTAATGGTGACGACTCTTTAGAAGTTATTACAACAGATGAACTTAAATCTTTTTTAGATAAGTATGACCAATTTATGATAAATATAACAGCTGATAAATCATCTGAATGGTTTTCGAAAGAGTTAACTAAGGCTAAAGTTGCTCAAATTTACAAGAAAAATTATGTAACATGTGACGAAGTAACTACATCATCTTTTAAAATAGATGAGAATGTTAAAGTTTATGCTAAAGATAAATCAGTAGAACTACATGAAATAGAAGCCGGCATGGAAGTAATTTTACTAGTACACGCGTCTTACTTAGTATTTTACAAAGCTAACTGTATTCCATATTTTAATATTCTCCACCTAAAACTCAAAGAAAAGAAACTAGAATGCGAATTTCGTGAAGTTGAGGAAGAAGAAAAAAAGATACCAATTAAAATTAATTTAGATGAGTTTGAATTTAATTAAATTTTCCATGTTTTTTTTACAAATTATTATCTTTGTAAATTATTAAATGGATAATACCGTATCAGTCTTCTCAACTCTAGCTGCAGCATCTCTTGTTGCGCTTCTCGCCATTCAATGTATTCAGAATAACGTTGAGGGTTTTACTCCAGAAGAAGCTCAGGCACATAACCAGAATCTAGCAGCAGCAGCCTCTACGCCACCTAATGAAATTAACCAGCGTCTAGAAGATGGTGCAGGCATGCCACAATCAACAAATTTAGACGTTATTCAGAATAAGGGATTCATGTTAGCTTCATCTGTAGACCAGGGTAGTATGGGAAGTCTTCCAGCCGGTGTAAGTATGTGCGCTTTAAATCAGCCCGCGGCTACAGTTGCGTCTTCTCTTCTACCACTCCCCAGTCCCGATAATCAAAATCAGACATGGGCTGATCCATCGTGTGTATCGAATGCTCTAGCTAACTCTAGTATGCTTTCGGCTCTAGACATTATTGGTGTTAATACAACTGCCAGCTCTCTCCGCAACCCAAGCCTTGATCTTCGTGGCGATCCAGTATGCAACCCAAGAGACCCCGTAAGCGTATTTAATAATTCTTCGATCACATGCACATTTAATCGTCCACTCACTTGTTACGAAGAACTTCCTCGACCAACTATCTGGTCGTGCGACTGGAATAACCAGTGGTGGAATAAACTTGATGGTGTTAAGCCAATGGCGAGCAATGATCTACCAGTTTCTCGTTAAATAAGTTTAAAGAATAAGTACAATAATTAAGATAATGGATGAAAATTTACCTAAAATTTTGATTAAAGTTTTTGATGTATTAGGTTCTGGTTATAAAGAACATATTTACCAGAAGGCAATAGAAATAGAATTTCAGACTGAAAAGATATTATTTCACTCTGAAGTTATATGTCCCATAAATTATAATGGTATTCAGGTTGGATTTGAGAGAGCCGATATTGTAACATACTCGGAATCTGGTCCTGCTTCTGTTTTAGAATTAAAATCACAAACAAGTTGTATAACAAAAAAAGAGTTTATTCAGATCTACAAGTATTTATCCAATTTAAAAGTCGACACTGGATACATAATTAATTTTATTATTACACCAGATACTATAGTTAATAATACAGATTCTAAATATAGATTCTTAGAGTTATATAAAATAGAGTTTGATCAGTTTAAACTTTATAAATATTCATTTAGACACTCAGAATTTAAAGATTATTCTCTATAGTTTCATTTGGATTAATCGTGGCATTTTAATCATTTCATTTAAATCTTTAGATGTTTTTATACTTTTTAATTGTTTATATACTTTTTCAGGCTCTCCAGTAAACTGTACTGATTTATTTTTAAATAAATATACCTTAAATGCTTTTAAATCGGGAGATAATGTAGTTATAGGACCAGTGTAATAACGACAATGTCCCAATTTAAAATTGTTTACAAAATACATCCATAATTCTAGTGTATTGCTTCCAGTTGGTCTTAAGCCAGATAACTCTATCAGTTGTTTAAATTCTTGATATAGATCTGTGGATTCTTCGAAATTTTTATACCATCTATATTTATGTGTAAGTTTAAATATTGTTTCTATACTCGAAATATTTGCAGGAGTTAAACTTATTAGTCTTTTATTTACAACGATAACGTAGGTTCCTTCTAAAGAAAATATGATGTGATATAAGTTACCCATTTGAGCAAACCGAATACATTGACCCATATCTTCACCAGATGGCCATCCCCAAATTACATTACCTGATATGTAACAATGCAATGGATGAGTATGAAAATTTACTCGACCCAGTGGGGTACTAACAGAACTAGAATTACCTTTTTCTATAGAATGACTAGAATATGACTTATCACATACCATTTCTCCATCTACTATTCGACAATTATTGTTCTCGAATTCTATGATTCCGCCAAATTCATTCTGTTCTAATAAAAGTCCATGTTTGGAATATTTATTAGGTTTAATTAAAGTATCTTCTAATATTTTTTGTGTTATTTTCCAATCCGGTCTATTCATATTATTAAATATTAAATATTAAATTATAAGTTTAAACTTTATTTTTTAAAATTTACATTGTAATTAAACAAATGTCGGAAGCATTAAACGTCAACGTGTTAGTATCAGCCAAAGAAGAATATACTAATCAGTTGTGTTATGTACTTAGTCCTTTAATTTATCAAGGTGTAATGAGTTTAGTTGAGGAATCTAAAAAGATACCAAAGCAGGTCCGTGGAATTTCCTATAGAAATCTACAAATTGTACTAGCTAATGTTCAGAATTGGAGTTCATTTATAATAGAAAAAGAAACAAAGCGAATTAAAGACTCTTGTTCTTATTTATCTGATCTTGTTACAGCTATTTTTGTAAGCCACGTTAAAATTTTAGCGTGTGTAAGACTAAAGGGTGAACATAAAAATATTAAAATTAAGATACCAAATATGGAAACATTTGTTCATAAAATATACATATTAGTTTGTAATAAATTTTATAATAACGTTATGTTAATTCATGAACCCGAAGAAGGACTAATTAAAATGATATCAGATATTATTAATGAGTGTATTAGAAAGCAACTACCAATTGAACATATTTTACAAGAGTACTTGTTTGACGTATTTAATGATGACTCTGTGGAGTCAGAACCTTCGGAGAAATCTGATAAGTCCAATAAAGAGTTCACGATGGATGAAGTGGCAGAGGAAGATGATGTAAAATCAGATGCTGAAAGTGAGTTTGAGAATGAACAGAAGGCTATACCAGTAGTACCAATTGATGGAGCTCCTTATCACAGAGAATCTCCAGTTCCAGATTTTGAGGATACAACAAAGATAGAAATACCCGAAAGTGCGGTAAACACTCCAAACATTGGACCGATACATGGAGAAAATGAAGTTCCTGAACCAGAACCATTAAATTTAGATGAAAGACCTACAAGCCCAGTTACTTTATTTGATGATGCAAAAGAACTGTAATTAAAATATCATTAATTAAATAATGTCTATTTTTGATAAAACTAAAACATATTTAATAGATTTATTGATTAGAGAAAGTAATAAACACACATCTTTGCCTAAGGCAATAATAATGGATGTAGATGATACACTTGTTTCCACTATTAACTCTAAAGTTAAATTTATCAAAATTAATAAAAATGTTGTATTTCTATATCCAGGTATTAAACCTATAATACAAGTTGCGCAAATTGCTAAAAAATTAGGATATAAAATTATAATATTAACTGCTAGACCTAGAGAATCTTTTTTATCTACCAAGTTTAATTTAGATATACTCCAAGTACCATACGATGAAATACATATGAACAATAATAATCAAGATATATCTTTTAAATATAAAATTAGACAACAGCTATTAAAACATTATGATGTTTTATTTACAATAGGTGATCAAGTTGGCGATGTTAATGGACCACCTGGTTTACTTGGTATTAAACTGCCATCACAAGACTCGTATAAAGTACAGATATATTCTAATTAAAATATAATAAAATAAAATAACATTTATCATTAATGCTATCAGACACCCTAAAAAGTGTACTAGAACCGCAAAAACAGAAATCTATTCGAGAAAGAGAAGTTAAAGATAAAATGGTTAATATTCTCTTAGAAAAAATCAAAAACTATTCATCATATGGACAAACAAATTGTACATTTAAAGTTCCACCGTTTATATTGGGTTGTATACCTTATAAACATGAATCGATGATTAAATACCTAAAGTCTAAATTTTACAAAGAAGGGTTTTATATAAAGGAAGAAGTCTTTGGAATTTTATACATATCTTGGGATATTAAAGATATAAATAAGGTTCAAGACTCTAAAAGAAAAGATAAACTAAAAGAAATAAATGTTAATAAAGATCTAACAGCATTTGCGTCAAATAATAAACTAAAGTAGATGTTCTCTACATACTGGAATGTATTCACTTGTACCAATTAATTTTTGTTCTTTAGATTCTGTTAGTCTCTTTGTAAAATATGCAGGATTTCCATTTCTACATACTTTACAAAACGCGTGTAGTCTAGTTATTGTATTACATAATGGAATTAGTTCTAAAATCTCACCAAACGGCTGCTGCTTGAAGTCTCCATCAAGTCCTGAGACATAAACAATCTTAGATCTCTTGAGTAGTTCTATACAAAAAGTTTTTAACCCAGTAAAAAACTGAGCTTCATTTATGCAAATTACCTGATAATTTCTATCATCTAGTGTATCTAAATCATCTGTATAATGAGATTCTATATCTACGCATGAGTATTTATCATGTGTTGTTACATTGGTCGTTGAGTATCTTGTATCTTCGACATAATTAATAATTGCCACATTCTGTCCAATACTTTTGAGTCTCTTAGCTATTCTTAGTAATTCGGTAGTTTTACCAGAAAACATGCATCCAAGGATAAGATGTAGTTCACCCATTGTTAATAGTCTATATATGAATTGTTTAAATGACTTTAAAAATTAATCTTTTATAGTATTAATGAGCACCTGGGACTTCGATGAAAAAAAGAACTTTACAACTGTTTTATATAAAGGTTTACCCTTTAAAGTCTTAAATTTTCCCAATAAGAATATTGTAGCAAAGAGACTCTACCAAACTAAAGTATTTATACATGAACTATGTATTAAAGTTTATAAAAATTTATACAGAATTGATTCTCCACTTAGAGAGATGTCCATCGTATTTTTAAGTATTCACCCAGATTACTACTTTTTACAAGAAATGCAAACTGGTACACAATTTGAGGGGATGAATAAACCTAAGAATGTCAGGTATGATCTGTATTTACCGAGTGTAGGCCGAGATAAAAAATTAAAAGCCGAATATCGTATTGTATTTTTAAATTTAATTAAACCAAGTGGAAAAGTTAAAAGTTTTAAAGAACTTATTCCATTAATTATGCACGAAATTGCTCATACTGGATGCAATCATGTGACATGGAAAGATGATAATCACGGTTTAGATTTCCAATTATTTGAAGCATATTTATACTATTTATTAAATAGTCCCATATAGTGTACAAGCCATTGTAACTTGATCATTGCCGTGATTACCTCCTGATTCTACAAACTTAAGCCTAACAGTTAAAGTTTTATTAGATGAAAATGATACACTTGTTGTAAAATTTCCTTTAGTATTACCAGTTGGTAGACTTATAGTCTCAGAATATATAGATGGTAAATCTGTTAATTCTACACCTACATAAACATCATGCTTGACTTCGCATATATCTATTGTAACATCGTGAGGATGATCCATATAAATATCATATTCGAGTATCATATTTACAATATTTGTTGACGCAGTTGCTGTATAAATATGACTAATAAAATTTCCTTCTTCGAACCTACCTTTATTGTACGTATCACCCAACTGATTACTATCTTTTGTTGGATAATAGAAAGTCCCGTGAGTATTACCTCCTATGTCAAATGACTCGCTAAGTATATAACCTATACCAGATACTATTATTAAATTGTCAATTCTGTTATTTAATCTACCTATAGCTCCACATGAATCATCTAACACATCTATACAATGAAAAATCTGATTACCAATATATTTATGAGTAGGCATTATAACGTATATAAAGATTTAAATTATTTATTATTATAATGGCGCTAGTAACTGGTATTCTTTCTTTATCTGCATTTAACATGAACTCTAAGTTTATCCAAGAGGCTGAAATTAAGCATGGACGCACTGCTATGTTCGCAATGCCTACTCTTGTAAGTTTAGAAGTACTTGATCATAGCACACTTGGTATTAATCAACTCGCTTCTACACCATTCGAGAATCAGTTACTACTATTAGGTATTTTTGGATGTAGCGAAGTTTCACAAATGTTAAAGGCATATGAGTTTCCTTCATCGGTAGAATCCTGGTTTAATATGAAAAGTGATCACACACCTGGAGACTACAATTTTGATCCTTTAAATATTAGTAATACTGAGAATATTGATATGCTAAAGACAAATGAGAAGTTTGTAGGTCGACTAGCCATGCTATCATCGTTTGGTTTTATTTGTAACGAACTAGTAACTGGAAATCCATCGTTTTAAATATATTAAAAAAATTATAGTAAACTATTAAATGACTCTCACATCAGAGGAAATTTTAAATTTACCAGAAAACTACAATTTGAGTGATATCAAACATTCATTTTACTCGTTATCGAGACAATATCACCCAGACTCCTTAAATTGTAATTTTCTCTCGAAGGAAGAAAAAAAGAATATATTTGTTGTATTTGAGGCTGCATATAAAGAATTATTAGATAAGCACCAGTTTGTAGAAATGGATGCACCAATGTATTCTCATGTAGAATACTCAAATGACTTACACATCGAAAGAGATCACTCGCTTGATACTATAGATAAATTTAATGAACATTTCGAAAAAGTACACTCAGAGGAAAATAAAGATAATCCATGGAGTATACATTATAATAAACAGTCTTCAGAAAAGAAGTATAATTTAGACATATTAAGACCAGATGAATATAAACGTGTTTATCACTACGAATATGGCGTCGACTATTGTGATTCTTTTACGCAGCCTGGTAGATTTACCGATGTAAGTCAATTATCTGAGGATTTAAGTGATGTAGTTTTAGAATCTACTGATCTTGATTCACTTCTTAAGAGTAGAGAGACTATAGAATACTCCGAAGAAATAAATCAGCAAGAGATCGAAAAACAAAGAGTTCTAAAAGAATTAGAAAGCCATAAAAGACAAACTCAATTAGAAAGAGACCTTAAGATATTAAAATTAGCCACCAGATGAGTATGCATTTGTAGAATCATGAATAAATAAACTAGTCGAGTCTGACGAATATGCATTTAAGTTAATAGATGCACCATTATTAACTTGACCTCCAGATGGAGCATATAAAATGATATCTTGACCCCTATTTGTTACAGTAAAGTGAAGAACAACCCCTGGTGTGTAATTTTCTAAGTAAAAATCGGTAGCTTGAGACCCCGATGTCTGTAGTAATATTACATGTCCAGATAATTGCGAACAGTCTATAGTTCCACCGTCTGGTATTGAAGCTGTACCAGCAACAGTGTAAGAAGGTACACTTCTAAATCCTAATTGATCGACTGTTTGAGATTTTAAGTAGTGTGGCATTTATTTAATATATAAGAAAAAAAAAATAATTTAATATGCAAGTGATGCCGCCTTAGTCGCACTCACTATTATTAAAGTACTAACAGGACTATTAAAACTGAGTAAATCAATACTTGTTCCACTACTTACGGATGTAATAATTTGTGACCTGTATCATCACCACCATCAGATATTTCTTTAAAAGATCGAGAAGATAAATAATTACGAATTGTTTTATAATATAATTAGATTTTATTTAACCCAAAATTGTGTAAATTTGATTTCTTTGTCCAGTCTCCAACTGGTGTACCTAAACCAGGGAAAGCTTTAGAAATAGGCTCCCAAGACGGAACCATCTGTCCATTTCTTTCTACAAGTTCTATAGGGGGTGAATGTGGTATAGCCTGAATATCGGTACCAGGTATAGCATGAAATGGAAATCCCAGTGTTCGTTTCCCATTAAAATCTAATGAGTATCCGATATTGTTTTGTGGATTATTTAGAACTTTCCAATCAATACCATATCCTGATTCACCTACTAATAGTGGAGACTCATCATCATAAAAACTACGAGGAACATTAACAAGTCTACTACTTTGACTTATAGCTTTACCATCTTGTGATGTTATTACCTTTTCAGGTCTTCGAGTATCTCCAACAATACCTAACATACTAGGTGTTTCAGAATGTGTATAGTGTAGACGAGAGTTTCCAGCAACTAAAGAACCAATATTTCCTTGTAGTATATGATGAGTCTCTTCTGGAAAAGCTGAGTCATCTATTTTGTTATTAATATGATCTTGGACCCTAAACGCGTTATTAAACACCATTTATAATTTAACAAGAAAATAATTTAATCAAAAGTTACAACGAAATTAGTAGAAATAATATTTACATTTCTAATAGTATTTTGTGATAATTCTTTTCTTTTGTAATCTTTAGAATTATTTTTAAGTGTATCATTCATATCCTCATCAATTTTGTTAACATTAATTAATACATAATTTAATAACTTGTTTTCTATAAACCACCTAAAAAAGTTTAATTGACCAATTGTTGTAGTAATGATACCTGTTCTTTCATCCGATAGTAAGCTTAAATCTAGATCAATTCTATTGCGTCTACAAAATGGATCGAAATATTTCTTAGAGTAAGCTTTTAATTGATTTTTATAACTTAAATATATAAAAAATAAACTTTTGTTACCATTTTTATATATTTCGTAAGCCACGTTATATTTCTTGGAATAATTAGTTACAAGCCAATCTAATATCCTAAGAGATATATTAGATTTTTGTTCTATAATAGGTAATAAAATATCTAGATTTGATTTGTTAGTATAAAATTTAATTAATGACTCGTGTAGTAAAGCCTCTTTGGTGATATAATCAACCATTTAAACTTTATTAAAATATAATTTAAGTCTTTAAGTAACTTAAAGATAAGCTATATACTATAGTATATGGATATTCCGTCTGCTCAAAAAATTACTAATCCCAACTTTATTAACTATTTAAGTCGCAATATTCTTTTTAACTGGAATTATAGAGGTGAAGCTCAGTTTCCTTGTCCTCAACCGGTATCAATAGAACGTAAAGATTTTGATAAACTTAAGAATTATGAATATTTTGTTGGTGTTAAAAATGATGGGGTTAGATATATCATGTTTTTTACCACCGATAAGACTAACAGAAAGTTATGTATTCTTTGTGATAGATCTTTAAATTTTTATACAGTTGATATTAAGGGTGATGATTCTATTTATAATGGAACACTTTTTGATGGAGAACTTGTTAAGGATAGAGACTCTTATACTTTTATTATTTACGATTCTGTTTTAATGTGCGGAAATAGAGTAAATAAAAACAATTTTGCATCTAGATTAGCTGAGATCGATTGTTGTGTTAAGACTTTACTTTCACCAATTAAAACAAATTTTATGACAATCGAAACTAAAACTTTTTATAAGCTGTCTGATTTTGTAAATTTTTTAGATGAGTATGAAAATTATAAGAATAAAGATGGAATTATATTTATGCCTAATAATCTACCAGTTTTAAATGGTACTCAATTTTCTATGTTTAAGTGGAAACCATCAGATAAACATACAGTGGATTTTTTAATTAGGGAAGAAAATGACAAAGATTTATCGGCTTATGTATATCATCAACAGAAACTAACAAAGTTTGCTAATATTAAATATAACACCGAACAGGGTAAAGATTTTATCGATAAATATCACACTTTAGATCATCATAAAACTGACTGTATACTAGAGTGTCTATTTGTCAAGAACAAGCAAAATTTTTCCCCAATTTTAGTAAGAACCGATAAAAATTATCCTAACAGTCTAAGAACAATAGAACGTACATTATTTAACGCAGAGGAGGATATACAGTTAAGTGAGTTTACCAATATTTAATTAAAGTGTAAAAATCTACATATTATTAACAATCTTAATAAGCAATAGATTTTTATACATCACCTTTTATACCACCATCCTTATTTACATCATATTCTTCTTCGAGTAGGTGCCAAACTTAGATGGCTTCTTCGCCGCTGGCTTCTTCGATGGGATATTAGGCATACTAACACCAAGCTCCGCTCTCATGGCAGGAGTTATATTCGAGCTACTAACCTCGAAGCTAGCAGGACCAGTGATTTTGCCGGTGACCGGACCTATGATACCATAGTCTGGACGAGTTAGAGTAGAGGCTGGGACACTGTAAATAACACCAGCACGCTGGTGCGAAGCGGGGCGATTTACACCGAACTTATTCTTACCAAAGAAGAGACTGCGACGAGCGTAAGCCCGCTCAAGCTCAGAGCGAGGGACCTTCTTGGGGGGGCGGCACCGCTTAGTATCCTTATCAAAAACTAGACCCTGGGCCTTGCACATAGCCATAATCTCCTTCTGAGTAGGACCAACACGGCTAGCCGCACGAACCGCACGAGCAGCAGCTAAACCAGCACCACGACGCGACTCACGGCACCTCTTGGTATCCATATCAAGAACTAGGCCCTGATCCTTGCACGCAGCACGAAGGCTGGCAACACTGGGACCAGCGCCTGGCGCAGCCGCGCGACCACGCCTGAGTGGCTGGCGGCACTCCTTAGTATCCTTATCAAAAACTAGACCCTGGGCCTTGCAGGCCATCGCACGCTGACGATCAGACATGGGGTCGACTGAGCGACCACGAGCACCGAACTTATTCTTACCAAAGAAGAGACTGCGACGAGC